CTTACCAAAATTAATCCAAACAGGAGTTGAAAGACTATAGTAGCCTTTGGCCATATAGTCTTCAAACTTCTGTGCAAATCCAGAAATACCTAAATACTTCTCTGCAGTTCTGGCAATGTCTTTAATTCTTTGCTCAGGTGATTCTGTGATGTATCCTCTTGACAGGAATGTACGGCTTTCATCATTTAGCCAGTAGTAATTAGAATAGGTCATCTTCTGTGATTGCTTTAGACTTTTTATTATAATCAATTTGTTTCTTGTAAAAGAAGTCACCTTCTTTAGTAGCTGTGATTTCTACATCAAACCAGTGAGTCTGCTCTAGTAAAGCATTATTTATATAGAACAATGGTTCCATGCCAATCTTTGCAAGAGAGTTATTAAACCTATTCATGATAAAGTGTCTGATGTTTTCTTTAGGTAGAAAGTCAAGCTCGCCTTTTTCAAAGATCCAATCTAGAATATCACACTCCGCAATATAAGCTTTATTACAAGCAGAATAGATTAGTTCTTCAAACTCTTGATCAAACCATTCTGGATTTTCTTCTCTGATGATATTGATTAACTCAGCACCAAAGTTGCCATGGATATCCTCTTCTTTAGAAGTTGCCTCTACTACATTAGAGATACCCTTGAATAGATTCTTCTCTTTATTAAAAGACATCATGATCAAGAACTGGCTAAACAAACTTACGTGCTCAATGAATAGAGAAAACAAAAGAACGCTCTTAGTGTACATTTTATTGTCCTTGCTACGAGATCCATCTAAATACTTTTTTAGATATTTGATTCTACCTTCAATAGCTGGGATTTCAATAACAGTTCTAAACTCTTCTTCTAGACCAAGGATTCTAAGTAGTCTGGCATAGGCATCTTTGTGCCTTACCTCAGACTCTGCAAAGGTCATACCTACATCACCTATCTCGGTAATAGGCATTCTCTTATACAAGTCAGCCCAGAAGGTTTTTACATTCACCTCTATCTGAGCAATGGCTAGCATTGTTCTTTTAATAACTTCTCTTTCTTCATCAGTCACCTTAACTCTAAAGTCATCAATATCAGTAGTAAAATTATACTCTGTATCAATCCAGTAGGAGTGACGGATAGCATCTTTATATGCTAATAGCTGTGGATACTCATAGGGCAGGATGTTTGCTCTAGCCTCAAAGATGTTTCTTCTCATTTTTTAATTAGTCTTTTCTGTATTATTATTTAGTAGTCTTTCACATTTTTTTTTCCAGCCATTACCCATTACATCAATCATAGGTACAGCACAACCTTCAGTTTTTTTACAAGCTGAAAATTCTTGCTCATTGTCATCTAAATGCCATGCAAAGTGGGTACCTCTTAGATACCCAGCTTTCCATTCCATACAAGTAAATCTTACGCGCCATCTGGGAATCCCTAATCTGTCTACTACTTCCCAGAGGTCATCTAGTGTAGCATTCATAGGATACTTGTGCTTATGATTTTCATCCCAACGAGTAGTAACTACCCATACTTCTATGCCACGACCTATAAGCTCAGAAGCATACTCTTGTACATCGGCATGCTCTAGCGTGCCGTCAAAATCAAAGCTTACTTTCATGTTAGTACGTTATTAAGGATAAGAAATTATAAAACAATAAAGAGCTTATAATTAAAACAATTATCCACGTTATAAGAGCGTGCCAATTTACGTTATTTAATTTCATTCCTCATATATTTTACAAAATTTTCAGCAGCTTTTGGATCATTTTTTTTTAAGCGTTCAAGAGCACCATTGTAGGTTGCATTTTCAACTTCTAATGAAAACTTTCTATCATGTAAAATATCTGCTCTAACTATTACACTATCAAGTTTAAACTGTAAAACATCCACTTGTTTTACTTGAGTTTTTAAATCTATAATTGTATAAAATAAAATAAGTATAGTGCCAATTTGTATAATGGCATGGATATACTTTCTAATTGTATCTTTCGTCATGATTACTAACTTTTAGTCCACAGTATAGATCTAGATAGGCCATTTCTCTTTCGGCCATCTTTTTACTAAATCTTTTCTTTTTTAAATACTTAATTCCCCAATCTACCCACTCTTGCCTCTGGCTTTCAGTCATTGTGTATTGTTGGAACCAGTTATCTTTTCTACCAATGATGTCATCATAGCAAAGCTCATGCTCGGCTATGATGAACATTTGGTTAATTAAATCCTTTAAAATAGTATCATTTACTTTCATGATAGATCCTTCTAACTTTAGCACCAAGCTCACTATTGTTTGGCGTATTAATAATTGTAGCTTCTGGTATGAGAATAATATTGCGATTAGTACCAGAGGTGTGGCACTTGCTGCATAGTTGACCTACGCCTTCTACGTATCCATTTCTCATGTCTATATGAGTAGATACTTCATATGCGGTTTCTGCACCGCAAGATACACAACGATCTTTCATATTTGATTTATTTTAAATAATTAATCCATCCATTTACCATGCTTTCTGAGATGCCAAAACCTGTGTTTCAATACCTCAATAATAAGCTGCCATAAAGTATCAGCTTCATAGCTTCCGTTTTTTACAATAAGTTTCATAATAAATTTATTAAAGTTCTAGAATATTACCAAAAGAAGTTAAGCCTCTATCAAACTTACCATCGTCTACACAAGCTGCATTAGAAAAGACAGTTTGTGTCGCAGCAAACGTAGATATTCCTTGGTTTAAAACACCATCCATGTTGTGAATATGACCAAAACACATAAACATTAATGTCTTCCTTAGAGTCATACATCTTTTTAGAAGTGCATTATCTCCACAGAATTCAAGGTTACCTTGTCTGTCATATGATAGATCTCGAATACCTTTAGGAGGACCGTGTACAATTAACACATCAGTGTCATCTGGTATAGCTTCCCAAACAAGATGAGTTTTTTCTCTTGCTTTCATAAACGCCCATTGACCAAATGTAGGTGTAATAGGCGTACCATAAAACTTAACACCATCTATAATTGTAGATTGGTTTTCTAAATAGGTTATTCCCGCAGCTTTAAAATCTTCAGGAGTAATCTTTTTTCTTTCAATAGAAGTGTCATGATTACCCGCTACATATATCTTATGTTTAACAGGTACTTTTTTGTACCACTCTATAAAATCAAGGACCTCGTGGTAGTTACGATAGGGGTCAAAGTAATTACTACAGTCACCACTATGCACTACTACATCAATGTCTTTGAATCTTTCATCTGGAAACTTAGCGTGAAACCCATGAGTATCACTAATGTGCAGTATTTTCATAGTTAAAATATATATCTGATGTTAGCTGGATCAAAAAACTCTGCATACAGATCTGTAAATTGATTAATCATCTGTTTTTTAAGCTGCCATTTGTACCTGATATTATCTGCAGCATACTGGGAATCTTTAGACTCTTGAATATCAGGACGCCAGATTAGATCACGTACTGGTTGTGCATTACGTTCATGTTGATGTACATTGTGAGTAAGGAATATACATTCACACTTAACATCTACACCTACAAACTTAAGTTGTTGAAATAACTTACGGTATTCTTCTAGCCAACCGTCTGCATATATGATAGGACTAAAGTTAATATGTACTTCCATATATTCTTGTAGTCTAGGAATACTCCAAATACGTTCTTCTATAGTATCTGTATTTGGTTCTAGTACATCAGAGTATAGCTGAGGCATCAAGCTTACTCGGATGCGGTGCTTTTTTTTATCTAAGTCATAACCCCACATAGGCTCAAACATAGTAGGGTACTTTGTAGCAAATGTACTTTTAGACATTTCAGAATTGTTAAAGTAATGAAATACTTTTTCCCAGTCATGATGCTTAGTCATTAAAGCCACATCTGTACTACAACCAATATCTATAACATAATACTTATCATCGCATTGGTTAGGTTTTTTAGGCCATTCTTGTTTATTTACCCATTGTGAGATAGACTGAAGAATTTCTTCAGTGTTTGTATTAACATACACTTTGTCAGGATTATATCTTCCCACATAACAATATGAGCTCATACAACCACCTAAACATCCATAGATAAAATTGGGAGAAACTGCATCTGAGCTTCTCCCATTATCTCTTGTAGTAAGTGTCTTAGTTTTTTGATGAATAATTTTCATAAGATTAAGTTAAAGCATCTTACTTGCTTTTAATACTTTCTTAATTTTTTTAGTTAAGTCTGTTATAGATCCATCATTAACTACTACATGATCAAAATTCCACTTATCTAAGCTAGTTTCAGAAGTATGTAAGTTTACCGGATCTATCCCTGGTCTTTCTATACGGATAATAATGCCCCCGGCTTTCTTAATAGCTTCTGCTTCATTAGGAAATCTAGTGTCTGTAATAATCCAGTTAGGATATATCAAGTCTTCTTCTCTAACATTTCTAACTTCGCCCTCTAGTAAAGTGTCACCTATTGGATTATAATCTGCCATAAGAGCATTAATCCAAGCATTTTCATGTAAGCCATCCCTAAGAGCACTAGTACCTAGTTTTTGTAAGAATTCTCTAACGCTCATTAAAGCATTAAATTGTACATCTTTAAAAGGCTCAATGTCATTAAGTGGATTAGTTGATACTGTGCCCCACTCAGGTCCTAGTAATGATTTTTTAAACTCTTGATCTTCAAACTTTTCTGTAGGTATACCTGTAAGCATAGAAGCTATTACTTTAAGCTTGCCTGCCCACTTTTTAATTTCCCAACCTGATCTTTCTTCAAGCCACCATTCATGATGTTTTGGACTTTTTAGTACTACTTTTAGAGGGAGCTTAGTACTTGCTTTTAAGTATTGAATTATAATACCTGCTGTGTCTTTTCCAGATCCGCTGTATCCACTTATTCCAATTATCATAATCTTTAGTTTTCTACATCTGCTGTAATAGTCCAGTTATCTAAAGTGCTGTCTGCTATTTCTGGATGTTGGTTATAAAATTCTTGCAATAACAATTGATATAATTCTTCTGATATTAAGTCTATATCTAAACTGATTGATTGATTCATGTTTTAATCATTAAAATAAAAGTCTGGATCTTTTTCTTCTTCTAAAGCTCTAACTAAGTTATTGTGTCCTTCTAAAGCTTCATTATAGGTATGATATCTACGTTGATATTCATTATTAACTCCACCAAAAATCATAGACTCAAATAGAACTGGCTTATGTAATTCTTCACTTCCTCCAAAGTTTAGACTATGATCAAAGTGCAAGAAAACTGTAGATACTCTTTGTTTACCTATAAAGCTATTGCCAACATGTTTAATAGAATTTTTATAGTCACCAAGCTTAGGATATTCTCCATTAGGTACTGCTGTAACTGTTTTGTCCTCGTTTAATATATACCAAGTCATAATAGTTAAATTATAGGGGGAGATTAAATTCTCCCCCTGGATTTTAGAGAAAGTTTACACCAAAGTCAGCCATCATCTTTTCTTCTTCAAGAGCAGGCTCTATGATCATTGGTTCTGCGACAGTATTTGTCGTTGATACAAGATTACCAAACTCGTTTACAAAGAATGTATGCACTCTTTGGTGATCTGATAGATATGACTTAGGGTGGGAATCTTTTAATGCTAAAGTGATATGATTATACATATCCCAAGCACTATTTGGATTACTACTATAACTATGAGTTGGTCTATCAATCTCACGCTTTACAATACCAACCTGAGTAAGCGTTAGTATTTCATCTTCTGCAAATAGTCTACCAAGAATAGTACCCTTTTGTCTAGGAGTAAGTGATACGTCCTTGAGCATTTGTTTATCTTCTATAAGTTTATTGTAGTAAGCTGAAGCATTTCCTATTTGGTCTTGCATAAAAGAAGTTACGTCTGTCAAAGCAGTGCCGCTGTGTCTTCTTCTGTAAGTACCAAGGTCTCCAGAAACCATACCGTTTGAGCAAATAAATACATGAGCACCTATTGCACATTTAAACGCCATAGTTTTATTATAACTATTTGACCAAACAAACATTAGACCCATATCTGGGTCATTGCCTGCTTCTAAGTGATACATTCCTTGTGCTACATCACCGGTGTTAGTAGCTTTATAAAATTCTTTTTTGATTCTAAAGCCAGCTGCAGACAACTGGGCTCTAGCTTCATCTATAACACTTCCATGAGGAATAACTGCGTATGACTTTCCATAAGTAGGTAAAGGGCAGTTCCTTAAAAAGTTTTCTGATTGAAATATTGTTTTAACTGGCATAATTGTATTATTAAAATAATGATAGTTGTGTGTATGATAAACTCTTTTCTTTTTCTATTTGATGGATCTCTTTATAAATCTGATCTAGATAGTAATTAGTGTTAATTCCATAAGACTCAAAAGGTATTGTTTCGTTTATTTCGTTTAGCGTAGTCTGTAACCACTGACCAGATTCTACCTGGATTAGTCTGCCATCATTGTGGCACTTGACAAGCTTACCTCCTCTAGAAGAAACATAATATCTAACAATCTTTTGTAGTTTAGTAGATACTAACTCACCTTCTTTTACTGCTCTCATCTCAAAATACCACCCGCTCTTAGCCTTGATTCCCGCACAGTAATCAAATATATTCTGATTAGCTGCTAAGAAATCTTCAGGATCTATCCCTTGTGTAAAATAAGCATAGATAGCTTTTGGTATGATGAGAAAGCTTTTGTTCTTATGAAATACTGCTACTTTCTTTTTGTCTAGATCTTCCCATTCAAATGCACCTTTGCATTTTACTTTACCTGACTTCGATATAGCAATGTAATTGTTTACATCTCTGATGATCATTTTAGAATACTCATCATGCTCTAGTTCAAGCTTAGTCATTTGGCACCAACGTCCACAGATCTCATGATACTTTTCTACATAAGAGTTAGGTATCAATGTCTCAAGACCGTCAGTATTCTGCATAAGAGGCACAGCTTCTGGGATTTCTTCACAAATCATTTCGTAAAGCATACTTAGACTAAGCTGTCCGTTAATAGTGATCTGCATAGTCATCTTAGGATCATACAGAAAACTATTCTCGTCACCTGTTAGACCGTATGTACTATTAAGAATAATCTTGTACACGTAGTTTTTAGGATCAGTCTTTGGTATTTTCTTACGCTCTTCAAAGAACCATTCGTATAGCTCACAGAATTCTTCTTTAGGAAGATGTTCAGGATGAAATCCATTACGGATTGCTAGGTTTGGATAGAATGAAGTTACGTCACTAGTCATAATAGTATAACCAGGCTTGGCTTCATAAACTCCTGCAGATTTAGCACCATGAATACCGCCTAGACCATAGTCAGTCTGCATACCTTTATAGTCTACAGTATACTTGAAACCGTTTTTAGTAGATATGATTACCTGAGTACGCAGATAGTCAAACATCTTTTGAAAAGGTTCAGTCTTAAAACTAATATAGGGAAGTATACATTGACCTAGATATATTTCTCTATGATGGGTTCTAAGTGTTTTAATAGTCCCTTTATCCCATCCTAACTTCTGTGATAGAAAGTGTAAGAATAATTCCTTAGATATTCTTGGCTCAGAAGCTGAGTAGAGATCTATGCCATATTCTTTAGTAAGGGTTTGTCTAAGAACTATCTGTTCTTTAGAATGCTCAAGTATTTTCTTAGTACTAAGAACATCGTTAACACAATACAGAATTATATTCTGTAAAGTAGCATCATCTGTTACAGGTTTATAATGAGGATGAGGCATTTCTTCCACATTCTGCCAGTCCATAGAATACTGAATCCACTTAAGACTACTCATCTTTGCTCTATTGTCCCAGTGGTTCATCTTAAACAGATCAATCTGTCTAATCTTTAACTTAGCTGGTGGATACTCAAGAAAGCTATTCTGATCTTTAAGAGATATGGTCTTTTGTGCAAATGCATATAGATGTGCAATTACTTCATGAGTAGGTAGTGACAGTAATTGTCGCTGCTTATCAAGAATGAATTGACTTATCTGAGCATCAAAAGCTAAACCATTGTAGCTTATATGCCACTGGCTTTTGTCTTTACACTGATTTAGAAATTCTACAAATTGGGGTAAGTCGTTACGACTACCATAAATTACAAAGGTCTTCCTGATGTTCTCATCTTTGTAATGCTGAAACACGCCAATAAAACAATTGACAAGAGTTTCATAATCCATTACCCAATGGGTAGGCATTTGTTGTTCCATAATATTTATTCAGTTAAGCTGTTTCCCCTTTTTAGCCACAAAAAAAGGCAGAATCTCTGCCTTAATTTTGTAATAAGGAAGGATTTATTAGATACCAGTCAATAGACTAGATGGTTTTGCTTGTTCTACGGGCTTATTCAAGTATTGTTTATAATCATACTTATCCGCGTTTACAGCAAACAATTTAACAAATTCTTCAATCTCTTCAAGATGTTCTACATAATATTCGTAAAAAGTTTCAAGCATCTTTCTTTCTTCACTGTACTCTTTTCCGTTGGCTCTTTTTCCAACCTTAAGATATTGAACATCTCCAAGATCTGTTAGTCTAGGAAGCATGTGAAAAGACTCTTTCTTTTCTTTACCAATAACAGCAAGTACTTTACTAGATGCATCAAAGATACATTCATTGTAAGGACACTCTGATGAGATAGGTAACAGCTTAAATGTCTTATCGTTACCCCAGCTACTGGTAACTAACATCATTGAATTTTTCATGTGGTTTTTATTATTTACTCAAAATTAACTACCTTTTTTCAATACTTCCAAATTTTCTACTGGAATCTTCAAGTTTTCTTTATCCATATCACACGGATTACATAACTCACCTATATCTTGTAAGGTTTTAAAGTCTACATCTAATAACTTAGAGTAGATGCTAAAATACTTATGAGGATATAAGTAAGTTTCCATGTATTTATATTCATTTGATCTTTCTCCGTAGTAAGTTTTAATAGCTCTTTTTAAAGGAGAAGAAAACTTAGAATATTTACCTTCAAGAAAGTTAAACCAATCATCTTTAAATACTTGAAAGTCAAATACATATAGTTTATAACCCTGTATAGGAATAACTTCTAAAAACATTGGATTACTTAAAAGAAAATGTCTTTCAAATGTAACAAAGTCTTCAGAGTTATTATCAGGAAAACTGCAAATCAGCTTGACATCATCGGTACTTACCAATCCTTCTACGGAAAGGTAAGTACCAGATGGTGCAAATTTACTAGAACGCTTTATACCCAAAGCTGGAAACAGAAATGCCCTAGATTTCTGAAAGTATTTTGTGTATAAGCTGTCGATCATTTTATAAATATATTACAAAACTACAGTGCCTACTGCAAACTCATAAGGTAAGTCATATCTTCTATTGACATAGTGCCACTCAGCTGCTTTCAAAACATCAGTCATTCTATCTAACCAACTATTTAAAGTTTTTTCTGATACATAGAAAGGATAAGTTTGGAAAGATCTATCAATCACAATAAAATGAAACTTAAGCTGATAACCTGAGTCTAGTAGATCTTTGTACTTTACAGTAGCCAAAGTGCAGTACATTACGGCTTGTAGCCAGTAAGAGTAATACTCAATGGTTTCTTTAAAGTCTTTTAAATCTTTGCTTGTAGTCTTAATGTCATTAACAAAAATAATCTTTTTATTGTGATCAACTACAAGATTATCAATAATTCCTTTAAGACCAAAAGGTAGATCGGAATGCTGGGTAGATAGCATAAGCTCATTATGAACTTCTTTGTTATCAAAATCAGTTAAGTTGCTACCGATTAGTTCACAAAGGGTTTTATTAGTCTTGATTTGATCTACAGCACTTTTACAGAAGTCATACGTTTCTTGATCAATAAGTGTCTTATTACCTTTTGTCTTTAGAAAATCCCAATAGTTAATAGTTTCTGCAGATATGATTTTATCTAGACGTTGCTGATCTGTTTTTAAAGACTGATGATAGTTCATGTCTTTCATTACATCAAGTACAGCTTGATCAAAATCTTCTAGTCTTGTTCTTAAATCACCGTTAGCTGATACTTCAATATAGTGATAAAATACTCTATCTACTACAGTTTTAACCGAATCTCCTGGAAGTTTTCCTGGACTAATAATAAACTGATCGTTAAACTTATCTTCTTCTAATAATAAAGCATGTACAATTTTACCCTGTACTAAATGAGCGTCTGTGCGCTCTTCTTTCATTCCTAATACATACATCTGATAGAACACAGATGGATTCCACATAAGCTTGTTAAGGCTACTATAACTGAAGTAAAACTTTTTAGAATAAAAGTTTGTCTCTAAGGCTTGTGCAGATTCCTGCATGATGTCTTCTAATTGCATATTGTTTTTCTTTGTTCTAACTCTTGTGTCATGAGATCAAGTCTCCATTTTTCTAATCTTGGACCAATCTCTTTAATTACTGATTCTAATAGATCAGTATCCATTTCAGATACTGATACATATTTTACAGGTTGTGATCCATCTTTACCATAATCTCCCCAAATAGGAGCCAGTCTACATTTTTCAAAACCGTCTGATAAATAAACTGTACCTGATAGATCTACTAACCGAATATCTTTGCCTCCAAATCTTTGATATTCTAGTCCACCATCTAACATGGTTTTATTATCACAAGTACACATTACATAATCATGTCTGTATCTTGATACTAGTACATCACCACATTTTTTACACGTAGCTGTACTATAAATAATTTGTTCTAAGCCTGTTGCCATATACCTAGTTCAATAAGTTTAGTTCTAATACGCTCTTGCGTGGCATTATCAACTGTAATAGATTCTTCATACTCTAAGAATTTAATAAGTTCTTCAAGTTGACCTTCTATATCAGCAATACTAGAAGGACATGTTTTAACTTGTACATCCATAAGTTTAGTTATCAAATTTTTGTGAAATTTCTTCTGGTAGATAAGCTAATAGGTTTTTTCTAGGTATAGAATCTAGAAGCTCATATAGAGCTGACTCATCATTCATTAAGAAATCTTCTTTAATCTGAGCAATAACAGCTTCAATAATAGGATCTTCCATATCACTTTTCTTTTTCTAATTTTGTTTTTTTATCATGACATTCTGTACATAACACTTGTAGATTATCTTGTTCGCAGAAAAGTCTTTCTACAAATCCTGGAAGATCTGCAGCACAGTTAAGACTGCCCGCACCAATTATATGATCCACATTGATCTGTTTTTCAGGAAACCATTTACTGCAAGAGTTACACTGATATTCATACTTCTGTCTCTTTAAAGGACCAGTGTATGGTCTACGAGCTTCCATCTTACATTGTGTAATTGGTTTCCACCATCTTGACTTCTGACGTAAAGCACTTCTTATAAAACTCCAGAATGCAGATTCTGACATAGTACCTGCATTTCTAGTTTTAGGAGTGGTCTTTCGTCTAACTACTTTCTTCTTCGTCATTTACTATTCTTTTATTAAGTATAGGTACTAAACGTATGTATACTTCTTTTGGGCCAAAGTCCTTGATAGAATCTGATGGATCTTTGCTCATAGGTAGAACAGCGTACTCTATTTCTGGGTATAACTCTTTATACCTTTCCATTGCTTTAATACCCGGCTCATCGTAATCAAACAATATAATTACTTTTTTATACTGGTTGATGTACTTTTCCATTAGCTCTTTACGGATAACCGTATTCTCAGAATCTGGAGCAATAATGTCTAAAGTTTTAATCTTTAGACTTTTTAAAGACATGACATCTTTTAGAGAAGATGTAATTATAAGATAAGGTGCATTCTTTACTTGTTCAGATCCTTGTATGTAATCCTGAACTTTAATAAATTTTTTATCTAACGTCTTAGGCTGATATATTTTGTACAGCGTACCATCTTGGGTAAAGTAACCATATAAATAGTTACCTGTTATGGTTAGATCAATAGGACCATCTTCACAATCTTTATGCATAGTGTATTGCTGTAAAGGCTTTACATTATACTCACTAAGTAATTTAGATCCGATATTAAACTGGGTCCAAAAATACTGATCTTGTGTAGTCCAGGATCTGAAAACAAACTCACTTACTTTGTATTTAGAAGCTTGTTTAAATTTCTGTACATCATATCCTCCGTTGTTATGAAGAACGTAATCATTATAATTCTCTACAATTAGTTCACAGGACTTGTGATAGTTTAATCCTGTTATGTCCTTTACTAAGTCTAAAGCAGAACCCCCTTTACCAGAGGAAAAGTCCTTGTATTTGTATATGTCTTTAGAAGAATCATAATAAATGCACATACTAGGTGTGCGTTCTTTAGAATTAAATAGACTTTTAATTTTTATATCATGCCCGTTAAGCTTTTCATCAAGCTTGCAGAAGTGCTCAAATATCCATGATGTAGGAACTTGCTTTACATCATGCACCATATTTTTTATTGTAAACATGACACTGGGTTAAAATGAAGAAGGGGAGTAGTTACACTCCCCTCTATCTTCTTGCAACAATAATTACATATCAAAATCACTATTCACAGGCTCAAAGCTTGATACAGGCTTATTTTGCAATGCTTTATAGTGATACTGGTTGTTCTTATCAAAAGCATCTAGTTTGCTCTCATCTGCAGATACAAACTTGTACTTAGGAAGAGAAAGTTTAATGATAGTTTTACCATTGTACTCTTCTTCTGTACCTTTTAAGAACCAATATAGATTGTTGTATTTAAGCATAGAAATTGCTTTCTCAACCCATTCTTCTAGACTACTTGCTTGAATGTTATCAATCTGATCTCTCATTCCAAGTTCAGATGCAATAATTGCAATCTTGTACATGATCTCATTCTTAGATACATTACTGTCATTAAACTGATCAGTCCAGATGGTTGCAGATACTCTGCTAGATTGACCTGTAAACTTCAAACCTTCCGGGTTATCTTTGTCAATAGGCCATCCTTCAAAACCTTCAGATGCTGGACCTTCTAGAATTAACTCTAGAGTCTTCTTGTCACCTCTATTAGAGGTTCTAACTTGCCCACTATAAATGTGTGCATAAACTACTCCTGCCTGTAGAGATTTAGCTGTACCTCCACCTTGTTTGACTTCTTGTCCTTTTGTACTAAACATACTGTGTTAAATTTAATTGTTTGAATGAAAAATTGAGTATTAGTTTTCGTAATCTATGATACTTTTTCTTACTAGAGCTAGGTCGTTTGTTATTTCAAAATCCTCAAACATACCTCTTGGAGCTTTACAGGTATTTTCACCGTTGTTTGCAGTCTCAAATACATATCTGATGTTGCCATCTTTATCCTTCTTAACTTTACCAAACAAAACTATAGAAAATAATCCTTCTAACGTAAGCTTTTCGTCAACCATTTTACCGATTGTCTTAGCTTTGAACTTCTTTTTGCCTTCCATATCTGTAGATTCTTCAGCATGGGTCAAAATAAATACCATAAGGTCATCTCTTAAATCTTTAGGCATGCGTGCAATACGTGCCAGATTAGCACCGATCTGGGTAAATTTTTCATAACCCTTCTCGTCACTTCTGTCAAAGAACTCAAAAGAACTCATGTACTGAAAGTCATCAATAACTAAGTTCTTAATGTCTGGACGTTTTTCTGAAACATACTTAAGGCATGCTTCTATCTGTTGAGAGGAACTAGCAGAGTATAGATTACCTTTTGGATTATCTTTAGTCCACTGAACGTACTTATTTCTCCACCCTTTGAAAGGAAGAGCTTTGTTTGCTACGTTTATGATAAATGTTTCTGCAGGATTTAGGTTCTCAATACTAGTAGATTTACCTGAACCTGACTCTGCAATAATTAAAATACCTTGTGCCATGTGTTATTTTGTAGATTTGATTAATTCGTTCAACCAAGTTTTAGAACTTATTGGCTTTCCAGATTGAATAGCGTAATAGTCTCTAATAGTCATTTCACTGTATGGTGCGTCTTCCATAGCAGCTGGTGCCTTATAAGCTTGCATCGGAGCTTTACTTAAAGAAAATCCATTTACGGAATGTCTTTCTTCTTCAAGTCCAAATTTTGCTGTTTTTTTAATTGCTACAGAAGTAGGGTTTACAACTCTTAGTTCTTCAAGCGGCACAAGATAAGAACCTTTTTCATTTAGTTCATACTCGTCCTCAAAAGAACTATTAAAAGGTACTCTGTAAACCTTACGTTCAGCATCTGCAGGTGTGAGATCTCTGGTTACAAGTTCAAAGAAAAAACCTTTTTCTTTCTTAAACTCTGAAGAGAAAATACCTACTACCATTCTTCCATGTTTGTCATAGAAGGGCATCTTCATATTAAAATCTGTACGAGGAATGTCTAAATCATCAATTAAGTCTTGATGAAAGTCTCTTACAGATTCAAGCTTAAGCTTCTTAAGCTCTTTAGGATCTGTTGTTTGTGAAGTGTAATTTGTCATACTGTGTTTTTTATAATTCTTGTCCAACATCTGCAGATGGCTGCCTGTTATTTCTTGGTCCTCTAGGAGCCCATGTTTGTGGTTGTTGCTGAACGATTGGTGGAGGACCAGATTCAACCATTCTTTGTCTTTTAAAATCTGTTTCTAGAAAGATAATGTTCTCATCTGTGGCACCATTACGAAGCTTTAGTAAATGTAAGAATACATTTTCTTTGTCAGCTTTGTAATGTTCTGGACCATAGTCTTCAATATTCAAAGTGAACGGTCTACTAATAGCAAGAACTAAATCTGAGCCTTGCATTAAAGCGTCACCACCAAATATATCAGATGAACTAGGATAGTTAGCAATCGTTCCAGGAGTTCTGCGAGCTACATCTTCCATAGTACGATTAAGCTGTGTTAGAATAATAATAATAACAGGCAGATCTCTCTTTACATCAATAAGCATATCTGCTATGTTGTAAAGGGTCTGTAGTTTTTCTCTCTCATCTGGAGCCTTTTTTACGAGCCAGCTGTGGTCAATGGTAATAATCATTGGTTTACCACCTAGCTCGTTAAAGTAATGATGAATTGCTTTTTTCATATCAGCAGAAGTAAGAGGCTTTTTGATACGTACTCGTTGTACCCCTTGCTTTTCTAACTCTTCTGCTTCTATGAGATACTTTTCCATTTGCTGGAAAGCAAACTCATCAAGCTGTCTTTGTGATGAAAGAACAACATTGTAATCTAAAGCAACCTGTGCAGCAAACTCTCTTGCAGCATAGGATTCATCGCCCATCTCAAATTGAAACTCTAGAATAGAGAACTCTTGATCTGGGTTAAGTCTTTTAGATTCTCTTAGAATGTGACTAATAAACATAGTCTTGCCTGCGGCAGGTCTTGCACCAATTGTAACAAGACTACCCCATTCTATACCACCAATGGTTGCATTGTTAATAGCAGCCCAGGGTGTTTTTAAGGACTTAATTCGTCCTTTCCGTCTGTCATTAATGTATTTTAGACCTTTGCGTAAACCTTCTGCATGGGTTATGGCACCATATGGTCTTTCTATTTTTTGATCCATTAAAAATTAGTATTATGAACCAAATGAACTTTTAGCAAATGTATCTGATACGATAGAGTTTGCATCTTGCAATGCACTTAGACCTCCTCGTAAATAGGCTTTAAGTTCAATCTGTGTTGCAATACTTTCTAAGATCTCATAGTTTATAGCACGTAAATCTTCTACTCTTGAATCTATCTGAGGTAGAGATTCAAATATTTGCTTTAAGCTTTGTGGGTTTTGAAGTTTGTTTTCCATGTTAAATTGTTTTATGTAGTTTAAAATTAATGCTTTTTCTCAAAATATCAAAATGATCTACTGAGAATTTTCAATCCAATCTTTATTTTGTATTTTGTAATCTTCTAGAGCAGGTCTTAAGATTTCTGGATTGTCAAGCAAGAACTGGCAATGATCTGCTAGTTCAGACTTAGTAGTTTTACTGATGTTATCAGTCTTCTGTATAAAATAACTGCTGTTCATCATAAACTGATATCCCTTCTTTTCTTTTTCAAAGATATAATAGTCAGTGGCTAAATGAACTAAGGTCCAATTGTACTCTGGGTAAGTTTTAAAGAAAACAATAAACTTTTTCTTTAATTCTTCTACGGATTGTCTAGCCATAGAACCTGATGGCAATGACTTAGGTGGAAATAATTCCCTGTAATAAGCAATCTTTTCTAAGAACTTGTCTCCTAGTACTTCTGTAGCAACCTTCTTTTTAATTTTGATGAGGAAGGTTTCAAACTCATCTAGTATTACTATTGCTTTCTGTGTTAACTGACCATTTTCATCAATGTATCCTTTAGCTCTGCAGATGATTCCTTCAGCCTCTGGGTTTATAATTCCTGTGGGCTTAATTTTACTTCTGCAACAATCAAGGAAATAAATCTGATTAGGGCTGACGTTGTGTTTGATTAATGTGGTCCATAACTGGTGGCTCATGCTGCTCTCTAATATATTTAAGGATGGTAAAATACTTTAAACGGAAACTATCATTCGTTTCTACTAAATCATTGAATACCTTTATATTATATATAACGGTTGTATGATCTCTCTTTCCAAGAAACTCACCTATTTCGGAAAGATTATACCTCATAGTTCTTGCCATGTAGCAAAACATTGATCGTAATTCTACGATAGTTCTATCTCTCAGCTTAGATTCCAAAGGTATTACTTTCTTAAATTTTGTAGGAAGGAAAGGATCAAACATTTTTCTTAAACTTTCTAAACTCATGACAGGAATTAATTTTATTCCTTGCACTTTAGAAGTTGTCAATACTATAGGGTAATACCCCATTTTTTCATAGAATAAGTCTTTAAACTCTGAAATCAGCTTTTTTTCAAGCACAGCTTTATAAGAATTTGTATCCATAGTTTATTCTAGTTTTATTCACAAATCTAGGTTAATTCCTGATTAATTGGTATATTATAATGTAGGGTTTGGTAAAAACCTACACTTCATACGTTTATTTATAAATAACTCATATCATGGCTAAGAAATTTTATGCCCAGAAAGATGCTTTAGGCTTTCCAATTCCAGGAACTATGATGTCTGTTACTGCTCCAGCTAATATACCTGCAAGTTCTATTCTCATTCCTGCAGAAAATGTATCACCAGGCGTTGGTCAAACAGTAGTAGCTCAACCTTCAGGACTACGTTATTTTGTACGTAAGGATTCTAAAGGTGCCATCATCCCTAATTCATTGATTATCAGTTTAAAGAAACCAGCTGGTTCTGTTTACGAATTCAAACTTCTAAAATAGAATTAAGATGCCTACGGAAAACGCTTCTATCACAGCTTTTAAGGTGTGGATATTTCCTTCACTAGTTTCTCTTGTAAGTCTACTTATATGGAACGATGTAAATGAAATAAAAGCAGATGTTAAATTACTTATGGCTCAGTCTAACATAGACAAAACTAGAATTGATAATATAGAACGTCAACTATTTAAAGGAACTTCTGTGCCTTTTACTCCTGTAAATGCTTTTCCAGAACGTCAGCAAATTCTAGCACTTCTTCCTGAAAATAAAATCAAGCTTGTAAAGTATGAATTTTAAGCAATGGGTTTTAGATCTTTTTAAAGATGAGCGTGGATCTACTTCTATTAAACCAGTAGTAGGATTCATGTGTGCTTTATTTTTATGTCTTACCCTAACAGCTAATAGTTTTACTCATGGAGATATTAAACCTTCTGACGCTTTAGTAGATGCTGTAATGTACATCTGTATTGCAGCTTTGCTTGGAGATACTGGAGATAAGTTTTCACTTAATAAAAAGAAAGATGAATAAGGTATACATGTTTATTATAGGAGTGTTAATAGTCTTTGTTCTTTTACAAAACAAGGGCTGTGTAGGTGGAGGAGAAAAGCCTACATCTGATACTCTTGTAGTACATGATACAACCTGGGTTCAAAAAGATAGTTTGATTTATGCTAAGCCTCTACCTGCTAAGATTATTTATGATAGTTTATACCTAGAAGGTAAAACTCAATATTTAGCTGATACTAATTATGCTACTCTTAAAGTGCAGTTTGATAACTTAGTTAAGTTATACACTGCATTAGCTGTTTATGTAGATAGTGTAAAGCTTGATACTATTGGTTATGTAGTAGTTACTGATAGTATTAGAGAAAATAGAATTACAGGGCGTACTTGGAAATACGATTATAAAATACCGTATGTAACCACAACTACTACAATTACTAATACAAAAGGAAGTAAGACTCAACTATACGTTGGAGGTGGTGTCAATACAACTCAAACTTTAGGTCTAAACTCTGCAGAAGCAGGAGTAATTCTAAAGACTAAATCAGATAAAATCTACGGACTTAAGGCCGGATCTGATATAAATGGTAATATTTCTTATGGCTTCCAGACATACTGGAAGATAGGTAAAAAAAATAAATAATATGAAAAAGATTATTGAATTAGTAAAGAAGTTTTTGTTTGGTACTAAAGTACAGAAAGCTGCAGCTGTTGCTGAAGCAGTAAAAGAAGTTAAAAAGGTTGCTCCTAGAAAACCTGTTACTAGAAGAAAGAAACAATAAACGTTTATACATATGAACTTAGATAAACTTAAAGGACACATTCCTGACAATGTTATTGCTCAAATTCCAAATGTTATGGAAAACTTTGGAATCAACACACCTCTTCGTCTAGCTCATTTCTTAGCTCAGTGTGGACATGAATCTGGTGGGTTTAGACTTACTCAAGAAAACCTTAACTATTCTGCAAAAGGTTTACTTGGAGTTTTTAAAAAATACTTTCCTACCCAAGCACTAGCAGATGCTTATGCTCGTAAGCCAGAGAAGATTGCTAACCGTGTGTATGGTAGCAGAATGGGCAATGGTGATGAGGCTTCAGGAGAAGGTTACAAATTTCGTGGAAGAGGATACATCCAGTTGACTGGTAAGCAAAACTACACTGCATTTGATGCTGCTGTAGAAGATAATATTCTTGCTAATCCTGATTTGGTTTCTAGCAAGCATGCTTTATCATCTGCTGCATGGTTCTGGAAAAAAAACGGCCTTAGTCTAATTGCTGATACAGGAAGTTCTACTGAAGTAGTAACTAAAATTACAAAGCGTGTAAATGGTGGTACTATTGGTCTTGCTGATCGTATTAAACACTTTAAAGAGTACCACGCATTACTTGCATAGATTAAAATATTATGGCAACAAAAGCTAAAACCAAACTTAGTGAATCTAGAAAGATCACTTTTGGTGTAAGAAGATGTGGAAAGCATGCTAAGTCAAGCGGACCTAAAGCAAGAAAAACAAGTAAATACAGAGGGCAAGGTAGGTAATTAACAGCTCTCTTTAAAAATTATAATCATGAGAGCAGTTGTAATTAATTACACACATAAAATAGGGAACTTGATCATCAAGCTCCTTGCTACTTTAGCAACACTTTGGATAGTGTTTGCTTTATCTTTTCAAGTCTATATGACTTATTTACAATTTAGCGGTAATACAGAAACTACTGCTGAAATTGTAAGATGGCTTACTATAAAACTTGATGGAGGATGGTCCGATCATCCATCCAGTATTTGGTATCAAGAGCCTGAAAAAATAGATATTATATCTGTTACAAATAAAGTAGCTGTAGGATCTCTTGCAGGTAATCGTAATCTAGAATTTGGTATAAAAAACATTCTTGAAGAAGCTCTTCAGGATAAAGATTATGAGTTAGACAAGAATGCTAATTTAAAACTTGCGGTAGAGATTATTTATCTAGATGTACTAAAAACACAATCTAGTTTTTCTGTATTACATAATAATAAAGAATCAGTTGTTATTCGTTTACGCGGTCTTTTGTACAGAGACGGTAAGCTTGAAAAGAAAATTATGGTTGAGGAATCTGCAGATGAGATATCTATGTCTGCAGTTTTAATTGACGAAGGTGGTAAGTTTAATCAACAGAACTTAAGTTCTGCTTTAAAGAAAGCTTCTAACTCATTGATAACTAAACTTCTATAATGAAAAAGGTATTATTCTCTATTGTAGTTTTGTTAATCTTTTCTTTGCATTCTTATGCACAGATGAAATTTAAAGCTTCTACATCTGTAGGTGGTGCATCCCTTAATAGAGGAGATACTTTTGATTATATTATTTATGGTAATGGTGTTAATAATAACACTACTCGTCAATTGCTATTTGATATTATGTATGACCAGGTAAACTTTGAATTAGTTTCCGTAAATCATACTGGCACTGGAGGCAATGGTGGTATTCTTCCTCAAAACTCTACTATTCAATTATCATTTAATAATTATCCAGATTATACCTGGAACTCAGTAACATCAGGTTCTGCAGCTAATAATACGAGTAATGGTACTACTAACTATCAATATTCTAGTTATACATATAATGGTGTAGGTGGGCCTAATGCTATTTTAAGAACAACACTCACATGGTCTACTACATCACCTATGCCATATAATGGATATAGTGATTTTATTAAAATTAGATTTAGACTTAAAGCTGCTTCTACAGCTTATACTTTTAATCCTATTAGATTAAACTTTGTAGCTGCTTGGAATGGAACTGGTAACTGGGACAACACTGTAATGGAAGCCCCATTATCTACTAGTGTTTTAATGAATCAAAACTTTGGTAAATATGTAACTGCAAAGATTGATTTAAACTCTAATCTTTTTAACGCTTCTCAGCTTAGAGTATCTTTTAGAGATACCGTTACTAATGTAGGTGTTTTGTTCCCTATTACTTCTACAGGAGAAGTTGATATCAATCAATCTCAGCTTAACTCCAATACCGTGTATGATGTATCCGTTATGCAAAATATGGATCAGTTGTATGCAGTATATAACAATGCAATTACTATTTCAGATTTTACATCAGCTCAGGGTGAATTTACTACTATGGGGTTAGATGGATCTAATGGACAAGTTCTTAATACTGGCCAATCTTCATTTGCTGCTGATATTAATAGGAATAAAAATATTGATGGTGGAGATCTTCCACAACTTTTGGCACAAGTAACTGGCTTAGATACTCTTGTAATGCTTCCAAATGGATATACAACAGGAAGTAATGGTTGGATGAGTCTTCCTACATGGAGAGCGTCTGATGTAACTACAATTGCAGGTCAAGTAGAGTGGGGATATGTTTCTATAAATGGATATTCCAATGGTGTAAGTAGATTACATATTGACGCAAGAGAGTTTCCAAATGGAATTACTGCTGATCAAATTAAATCTGTACAGTTATTTGACTTATACACAGGACCTGTAGAATTTGTAAGTAATGATGGAACATGGGCAATGTATAGAGTGCCTTCTTCTTTTACAAAGATTATAGATGGTTCTAGCACTTATGCTTCCTTTATAAGAAACATTTCTGGCTCAGATTATGGCTTTAGAGCAGAGTTTGAAATGAATGCCTCTGTAAACAATTCATGGGGGGCTATTACTAAAAACAACTGGAAAAATATTACAACACCTCGTACTATATTTAAAACTGGTACACTTGGCACAAATGCCGTTTTAGATCTTAAATATCTATTAAGAGGAGATGTAAATAGATCTCATTCTTCACAAGTAGTTACTATGAGTGGAGGAAATACATCAGTTTTGACAAATGCTGTCAATAGTTTATCTACTAATACAGCATTTAAGATGATGAGAACAGAAGCAATTGCTTCAGGAGTTTCTATGACTAATACTCCAAGTTTAAATACTATAGATGTAAACCTAAATAATTTAACTGTTACATCTAACACTATCGAAATTCCAGTTAGTGTAGATGCAAAAGGACAATCTGTTACTGGATTACAATTTGAATTTACTTTTGATCCTTCTAAGATTAAGTTTGAAGAATTGCTAACTAATGTACCTAATACATGGTACGTATTTGCAAATACAAAAGATGGAAGAGTAAAGTTTGGAGCATTAGATAAGAATAATTCAGAAGCTATTAAAGGAGTAACTATACCTTTTAAACTAAAATTTAGTACTATAGGTCAAGGTGTAGATATTATAACTTCTGTAAGAGTATCTCCTGTAATGGATGCTTCAGATGTTAAAGGAAACCAATTAGGAATTAATCTTAACTCAACACAAATTAAGTTAACTGGATATAATAATTTCTAAGATGAAAGAGACCAATAAAATACTTGCTGTTTACCTTATGATTATGGGAATATTTGTTATATATTCTTGTAATAGAGAACTAGAAGAACCTAGACCTATTAATCTTGGTGTAGTGTCTATGTCCACTAACATAAAATCCTTTACTCAAAATGGTAATACTGTTGTAGTTGAGTTTGAAACTACAATTGGAGCTAAATACTCTGTGTTGATTATTCCTTTTGGTAAAGAAGAGCCAGTTAGAAAAGAAGGATTTACTGCTACAGAAGAAGTAACTAAAAAAGTATTTGATTTAAAAGAGCTACCTAAACAAGATTATGATCTAATCTTTATAGATATAAATGGTAAAGAAGTAAAACATCCAATAATTATAAAATAGTAAGATTATGTCAGAGGAAACTGAAGAACACAACGATGGTACACTATCTGGATTGAAGAAAACAATCATTGGTGTATTAACTACTGCAGTGATGGGCTTAGGTACATGGGGTATTACCCAAATCACTGGTGGAGGAGATGAACCAGCTGCTGTACAACAAGCACCTGCTCCAGTTATTAACATTACTAACTCTAACGAACAAGCTCAACAAGTTTCTGGAGGAACTACAGTGATTAAAGAAAGAGTAGTAGAGAAAGCTGCAACACCTGCAGAAAAACCTAAGAAAAAAGAAGGTGATGAGTTTAAAGAAGCAGAACCTAAGTGGTAACTAATTTAATTTAATTTATATGGAAAACAACATTCAACCAGGTGGTTTTAAAGACCTACTTAATTCAATGATGCTCAGACGCTGGTTTATTACAGCGTTAGTACTTGGATCTTTTATGCTTATTATAGCTGGCATTTTTACTGCTATTACTTATGGCACTGCAATCCAAGGTGAATGGAAAGAACTATTATTACTTTTACTAGGTGCCTTTATTGGTTCTTATGGTAAAATTATTGACTATTGGTTCTCTGATACAGACAAGGATAAGATGCTTGTACAGAAAATGGATGAAGAAGATGGGGTTACTCTAAGTCATACTAACGATATGAAAGAGTCAGCTAAAGATCATACACCATTAGTAGATCCCGCATTTTTAGCTGCAGCTGATAGAGCTAATGCACAAACACAAGCCAAAGCTCAAACAGAAATTATAGATGTTGTATCTGTTGAGATGCCAAAAGCTAAAGTGGGTGTAGAAGTTGATGAAGACGGAGACGGTGTAATGGACGGTCTAGACTTCGATGGAGACGGTAAGATTGATGAGTATTTTGCACATCGTCAGTGTGAGCACGTTTGGGGTGACGCTGATGGAGACGGAGTAGAGGAATGTCTTAAATGTGGCAAGATAAAAGATATTGTGTAACTTAATTAACTCCCATGGACGCTGATGAACAAAAGGATAAAACTGAAGAGAGTAAACTCTCTGAGAGATATAAGTTTAATGCTAGCAATGTTCTTCTTGCCATTGGGATACGATCTTTTATTCAAGACTCTCTTAAACATTACTGGCAGCTTCTGGACCACAGATATCATATTTTATTGCTTATCAGGGGTATTTTGGCTGCTATATTGGGTTCTATCCAAGTATTCTAACAAATTGAGAACATGAAAAAGAAATATTTTGTTTGGTTTATGTTTTTTTCCGGCATGCTCCTCGTGGGGCATGCTGGTTTTTCTCAAATAGCTAAGACTAGCACTGAGAATTATAAAGCAGACTTTGAAAAAGCTATTGACATTAGTCAGTTCCTTGATTATGAAGGCAAGCAGATTCCTATCCAAATTCTTAAGGCAGGTATTTCAGAAGAAATGTATGAGATGTATCCTGAGCTTAAAGAAAAGCGGGTAGGTCTAGGTGTTGCTAATATTTCAATGGAATACCTAGAAAATCTAAACAGATTTAAGTTTACAGAAGATAAAACTGAGATTAAGAACCGTATGGTTAAACAGTTTCAAGCTTCTCAAGCGGGTATTTCTGAAAATCAGTTGGACGGACGCGGGAAGATTAATCTAGCAGAATACTTTGTTACTATAGAATGCTATGATTATTCTATTTCTGAAGATGAATCTGTTTATATTAAAGGTGATACTAAACAACAGCTAGTAACTCGTATTGGTCTTCAAGTGAGATTTACTAATGCAGAAACTGGTACTGTTATATCTGGATCAGGATTAGGTGAAGCTACTACTACTAAAGAAACATCTGGAGTAACTGATGCTAGTTTAGATCCTGTTGCTTTTAATCAATCTTCTATTTCAATTGCTACTAAAAAAGCTCTAGACATTGCTTGTGCAAGAATCCTGGACCGAATGGTTAAAAAGGGAATCTTTGAAAAGTAATGAAAAAGTTTATTTTATCCTTAATAATAGTAGTATTACTACCTTTTTATGGATATACTCAAACACTGGTTCAAACATTTGTTGACCCATGTACAAAGGTTGTTTCCACCTTTGTTATCCCTCTTACTGGTAACACTGTTATTGTTTTTTATAACAAGTCTAAAATTTTTTCAGCTGCTGATGTACGTAGTGGCGCATTTAATAGTTGGCTTAATCAAGTTTATGAAGATTACAGGAAACTTTCTCCTTGTTCTGTGGCTCAGACTACAGCAACTACTACTCAAATTACAGCAGGTGCTGTTTCTTCTGCTGTAAGTGCTGCAGCTTCTACAGCTGCTTCTGCTGCTGCATCTAGTGCAGCTTCTCAAGCCGCAAGTTCAGCGGCTTCTTCTGCTTCTAGCAGTGCAGCTTCGTCTGCTAGTTCTTCCGCAGCGAGCTCCGCTACTAGTTCTGGCTCTTCCTCACAGTCCTCAAATGGGTCAAGCACAGAATCTAGTAACAGTAACTCTAGCAGTAATGAAAGTTCTTCAGAGTCTAGTAGCTCTGAATCTGAATCAGGTGGTTCAGAAGAATCATCTTCTGAGTCAGAAGGTGAAAGTGAAGGTGGTGGAGATTCTAAATCTAAATCTAAAGGTGGGTCTAAAGGTGCTGCAAGAGTAAATCCTATATTGTTTAATAGTGATTTTACTGCAGGACAGTCACTTAATAATAGTTTTGCTGTAATCATGACTGGAGGAATATCCCAGTCATCTATGACAGGTCAGTCTTCTTGGGGAGTAACTGCTATGGTATGGAGTAACTTCCAACAATTTGCTCTTAGTAGTAGATATACTGCTATGCATTTTGATGAAGGTAAACTTACAGGAATTTCTAATTTTGGTTTAACTGCAGCCTATGCTTTTGGTACAACATTTGGATTTGGTACCTATGCATATATTTATCCTATGGGTAAATGGGGTGTTGCAGGTGCTAACGTAACTGTAGCTTTTGCTGGTGCGGAATATTTACCAGATCCTTCTAGTACTCCAGGAAAACAAATGAGCTTGACTAGCTCAATACTTTTATTCTACACTAAACCTTTTACAGTTAATCGTAGAATTACATTATCACCAGATGTTTATTTTTCTGGCAGCCCTTTAGTATATCTTACTAAAGAAGGTACTTTTACAGAGTCTAAAGAAGTAAATATTCTTACAGGACTAGGTGTTGACTACTCTTTTACAAGTAGATTTAAATTAAACATAGGCGTCAGAACTAGTATAAGCTCTAGTCCTGACATACCTATGTTATTTTTTGGTGTAATAGGTTCTAAAATTAATCTTTAGGCAATAGTTTTACCTTTCTCATTTACATTGTAAATCTTATGACCATCAAATACAACAACTTGGTTATTTTCAGAATATTTTTTAATTACATCTGAATTAAAATGACCAAAATTTGATCCTCTAACACCAATAAAGAATGCTTTATCAGAATAGGTTCTACAAGTATCTTCTGCATCTGTAATAATTAAAGCATTTATGTCGTTTTTTGCAACAGAAACTACAGCTTTATCAATAGTTGTACCACCATCTACATCTAGCATTGCAATAGAAACAGGATCATTTCTAAACTTTTTAACAGAGTTGTTAAATAGATATACATCGTTTAACATGCCTAGTTCACTAAGTTTAATTGTAAAAGCTTTACAGAAATCAAGTTTAGTAATTCTATTTCCGTTTACATCTTCTAGACCAGAACCATCAGACATTGATCCAGAAATATCTATGTAGATATCCACTTTACCAATTGACTTTTCATCTTTAATTAGAATATCTTCTACAAATATCTTTCTAAGTTTTGGATGTAACTCAATGTAGTCTTCTAGTCCACTGATATTGTCTGTATTAAACAAATCATCATAAGTAACTTCTTTTTTAGAACTGAAGTAAGAGGCGGATTTATCCATAAGCTTTTTAATCTTATCCTTAAGAGTACCTAAAGACATATTGATTTTTTCCATTTCTCTTGCCACCTTTCTAATGTAATCATTGCTTAGCTGTCCTGCTTGTTTACCTCCATCTTTAAGAACATCATTGAACATTTTTTCTTGAGTTTCTTTATCTACTGAACCATCAAGATCTTTACATGTATCAGTTGCATTCTGCATGGCTTTTTCAAGCATTGACTTAGAATCATTATCATCAAACATATTTTTCATTGCTTGATCTGTTTGAGTATTATCTCCTTCTCCACCTAAGCCATCTGTAAATTGTTTATGTGATTCAGGATCTAAGTATTCCATCATTGCATATCTAATAGCAAAGTAAGCCATAATGTTTCTAGCAAATATTGCAGATTTAAGATTACTACCTTGTGTCATAATCTTTGATACTGGATTATTTGCTTTCTCAAGAAGCTTAAACTTTGTATGATTAGCATCTGTTCGATCTTCAAATTCTAGCTGATCCATTTGGTGATAGAAAAGCTTATGAATATCTTTAGTTAGATGCCTAGGAAGTGCACGATAATGCTCTTTAACTTTCCTATGGAAAGTGTTTACATCAGGCTTATTACCAGGATCATCTTCAGTTGCTTCTGTAAAGTTTCCAGAACGGATTAGCTTTCTATAAGCATCTCCAATACAACCTTGATCATTTATATATGTATCAACTACTGTATCAACTTTACGCTCGTCAATGTGATGCATATAAGGCTTAATCAAATCTGGTCTCTTGTAAAAATCAAGTTTTCCAAATAAGCCTTGGCTGTTGTTATAGTAAGACTGAATCTCACCTTTCTTTACTTTCTCAAGAATAGTATATACATTCTTGTATTGTTTGGAACCTGCCATTTTTTCGTTTGTGGGTTATAAAATTAAGAGGAGACGCATCCAATAAGATGCATCTCCCCTTTGTTTAATACATAAACGTTTCCTTTATATGTATAAACATTTTCTGTTACATATTTATAACCCCATTTTAAAAAGGGTTTTCAGATTCTGCAATTTGAGACATCATTTCTTCTAATTGACTATTATCTACATTATCAACACGTGCTGGATGATTTTGTAGAATATACTGCATAGAAATTTCAATCTCATTAATCTGACCAGAATCCATAATACCTCTAGTTGCATATGTATTAACTAGACCTTCGATTTCTGCAATAGCTAGTTCTAGCTGTTCGTTAGTTTGATAACTATGAAGCATCTCAACCTTACTCATTACTGCTTTAACTTCTGGAGACATTAGTTTATTCTGTAGTTCAGAACCTGCAGTCTGATCAATCATGATCTGAGCTGTCTTTACAAGAGCTTTGTCTACTGAAATATCCCAGATGTACGATACGGCTTTAGAAAGTGTAGGTACAAATGTAAGAGTACGATCTGAACTGCTTCCATAACCAACTTCTAGATACTTTTCTAGCTTGTTTGCTGGGATTTCTACTTCATTGATTTCAGCTTTATTTGGAATACCAATTGAGAACTTCTCACGATAGTCACGACCACCTTTGTTGTAGTACTTAACCATTTCACCTGCAGACACTCTATTAACAGTATGCTTCAACATAAATCTGTCCCAGAATGGAGAACCTTTCTCTTCTTTAGGGATTTCATTACACGTAGCAACAAACAGTTTCCACTTACATGGAATCTTATGCTTACCGTTAAACAAGAATTTCTCGTTCATTACGCCCAACATAGCGTTACGGATAGCTGAGCTAGCTTTGTCTACCTCGTTAATAATAACAATCTCAGCATCTGCAATTGGAGTGCTTAGTGAGTACTCATTATTTGTAAACAACTTACCTAGATCAGGCATACCCTTAATCTCTGATGCTTTGGTACCTTCATCAGTTTCTAAGATGTAAATCTTTTCAGCAAAATCTTTTGCTGTCATTTTACCATCTTTATTCAACCATGCTTTAGCATAATCAACTACGGTCTTAGTCTTTGCTACACCTGGCTGACCAATCAATAGACATGGTAGTCCTGTTGCTTCTGCCAAAGCTAGCATTTTAAATACTTCCTCTTTGTTAATCAATGAGGTCTCAATCTGACGCACTTCCTGCGTAGTTTTCTTTGTAATAGATTTTACTTTAGACATGTTAGTGTTAATTATAAAGTGTTTTTTTGTGGGTTGATCAAAGGTTTGCAAATGCTGCGAACTCATCATCTGCTGTTTCTGCAGGTACGAACTCATCTCGTTCGTCACTGTTTCCAGAAACGATGATTGGTATTGTGGATGTTGTTTCACTACTCTCAGATAAGTGTTCCACATTTCCTTCATTGCTGGGTCCGTCAGTGGATACGGTGGTATTTCTGTCATCTGTGTCATCAATAATGCTAAATATGATAATACTTGTTTCTGCGTCTTTAAGCTTAGGATGCTTGCGGATTATAGCAATTTGCTGATCTTTAGCATTATACTTTTCTTGAATAGATCCATAACCTAGATCATCTTTCTTTAACCATGTAAGACCATTGTTTAGATCTTCTAGAACTTGAGATACATAGATCTCCACTTTGTTTACTGCCATTTTGTTAAATGTTTAGGGTTACCAATAAATAAATCCAGGCTCGTCTCCTTGTTTCAAAATTTCATTAGTCTTAGTAAAAACATCGTTACAATCCCATTTACCACCGCTATATGCAGCAGAAGCAGGATGTGATGCTTTTAGTATGTAATGATTTTGACCAAGTACGGCCTCTAGTTCTTGAGCCTTAGCTCCCAATAAAATAAATATCAAACCTGACCTTGTTAGATTAAGCATATCTAGCAAGTACATAATAAAGTCATTCCATATATCGTAATGACTACCTACTTTGTCTATCTGACAAGTAAGAGCTGTATTAATTAGTAATACACCTTGGTTAGCCCATCGTTTTAAATCTGGATCTTGATAGGTTGGCCAATCTTGGTATACTGTACGCTCTACTTCTTGAAATATAAACTTTAAACTAGGTTGCGGTTTACCTGTGCGACCACAACTAAACGCCATACCATCGGCTACATTCATGTGAGGATATGGATCTTGTCCAATAATAACAACCTTAAGGTCTTTTTCTGGACATTCTTCAAATGCTCTAAATACATCTTTTAGTGGAGGAGTAAAACGTTTTCCTTCCATTCTTTGTAAATAGAGAGTTTCTAAAATTTGATCAAAGTCACTAGATTGCATAAATCCTCGTAACTTTGTTGACCATCCTGACGGAAGAAGTCTTTCTATAAGTTTACACTTTATTTCTTCCAGGTTTATTTCTTGTGTCATAAACTTTTATATTTTTGTATAAAACAAAAACCATATAATATGTCAAATATTAAGATGATTAAGCAAGATGCTGCTATTCAAGTAGTCATTAGTTCCGGATTTCTTCAGAAAATTCAAGCCATTGTAGTTCATATGGTTAATGAGCGTACAGATGAAGAATTAGTTGAGTTTCAAAAACTAGCCATGGCTAAGGAAGATCTTACACTAGACTGGATGGAACATCTGTCTACCATGATGCTTTTAATGAATGAAATTGAAACTAAAGCAGAAGAACAAGGTTTTACTTATGATGCAGACATTAACCAATTGGACAGTTAACACTGATACCAATATCTATTGCAGCTTGAATAGCAAGAGATAGTTCTTCTCTAGAACATTCTCCAAAACTTTTAGCAAGAAAGTATTCTTTGCCGCTTACTTCTCTAGATAAGCATAAGCCTGCCTTATCTTTTATTAATAGTTTCATATCACTAAAAGGTTCTCCTACGTGTAGTGATAGTTCTCTTATCATTGCATGTAGTTTAGCTAGCTGAGGTAGTGTACCATCATCGTGCTGAACTTCAAAGAAGAATTCTACTATGGTACCATCAGGAACATCTGATACAAACTGTTCATGTTGTTTAGAAATGGCAAGACTAGGAAACTCTAGTCTGCCATTTCTTTTAATAAACTTGCCATTAAAGGGTTGATGATTCATATGAAGATACGTTTACATCAAAGTATTTAATTTTTTTAGGATCTAAATCTTTAAGAGCTTCAGTAACCCATCTTTCATCTACGCTGTCTTTGTAACATAGAATATGTATGTACGCAGTTTCAGTAGGATTAAGTCTTAGTAATCGACCTATTCTTTGACTAGACTTGCGCTCATTACCGTATGCATGCATAATAATACCAGCTCTTAGATTGGGTATATTAATACCTTCATTAAGTTGAAGCACACATGATAGCTCTGATATCTTTCCATCTTTAAATCTTTCCAAGTTATCTTCTGAATCTAGATTATTAGAATGATAAGAGTATTTAGATATTCTATCAGCTTGGTCTTGCGTATTGCAAAATATAATACACTTGTCTTCTATATCTGAAAGAAGCTTTTTTACATAAGACTCTTTAGTCTTAAAATCCATTAGCACCCGCATTCTCATTACAGAAGCAATCTGCTCTTGTTTTTTGCTTATAGCTTGACCTATTCGTTTAGTCCAGTAGTCATAACTTTTACGTTCTGATGTATAAAACTCCATACCATTACTCTTCATCTTAACAGGAATACTGTTTACATTAGACAATGGCATTTTATGCACTATGATTCTATAGTCATTTAGAATATCATCACTTACAGCATCATCAGTAATATATTTGTACTTAATAGGACAATACTGACTTACCATTTTACCCTTTTCAGATTGTTGATGCCTTGGTGGCGTGCCGGTTAGACCCAATACTTTACCATTAAACTGTCCAAGAAACAAATGATGAGATGTAAGTAAACTATGACACTCGTCAAGAATTACTATATCAAAATCTCCAGTGTTCTTTTTATTCAAAGACAAGTAAGTTGTAAACTCAGCGTCTTCAATATCTATATTGAATTTAGCTGCATCATTAAGCCAGCTATCAAAAATAGATATCTTAGGAGCTACAATCAAAACACGTGGTTTATTTTTCATAACTTTTTGAAAATGATCTATATACTGTAGGCCAATTAAAGTTTTACCTACACCCATAGATATACCCAAACCACAACGTTTATTATTTATTGCAATATCAAGAGCTTCTTTTTGTATTTCTTCTCTCTTAGACATCTTGTTCTATTTCTACATAACAATCATTTGCACATAGTGCAATTATTCTTAAATGCTTCATGCATTCTGCATCTGCCCTACTTACAGCTTTTCTAAGATTGTTATCTACCACAGCTTGTACAAAACTACCGCCCTGTATAAGATTATCTCTAGTCATCATTACAGATATCATTATCTGTATGATGTGTTCGCTTACAGTTTCTTCGTAATCATTAAGAAAACGAATTACTGCATCTCTATATTCTTGATATGTTTTATTCAATGCATTCATGTTTTAAAGTCTTGTTTCTGATAAACCTAATTCTTTAGCTTCTTTAGGATGAAGCTCTATCCATGTATGACATGTTCTGCATACAGCTAACCATGTAGCAATTTTTAGATGGTTTTCACCTCTACCTGCTTTATGATGCACATCTGTTGCTTGGCCCGTACATCCTTGAAGCCTTGCTTTACAGGAAGAATTTACTACAAGGTATGCAGTACGTAATTTAGAATACTGATCTACTGTTTCCTTCATCTTTTTAGAAATGGGAGCAATAGATTTAGGCTTCTCAATACTATACCAGCATTCCTTGCAGTATTTATCTTTTCCTTGAGACTTCCATATGTGTTTCATCTGGTTGCAACCAGCACATAATTTAAGTTTCGCTTGAATCATAGTTATTACTTAGAGCCGGAGAACTAAGATTACTCTTACTTTTAATTACATAACTATCTGTTACAGGCTTTCCTAAAATACTTACAGGCTGAGTAAGCTTTGTTACCTCTATAGAAGATAATCCATCAAGTGTTTTTTCTAGAAGCAATCTATCAAGCTCTGTTTCAGGAATAAGTACAAGTTGAACGACTCCGTTTACTACAAATGTGTAATTCATATTTTAAGATAATTTAAAGAAGTTATAAGGTAATAATTTAGATTGTATTAATTTTTCTGCAATAATTGTTTCACTAGTAATCCCCAAATCTCTAAGCGTTAATGTACATTCAAGATCTCGGTCGTAATATTCATTCTCTGAAAGAAACTTAATAATTGGAGATCTAGGAAATAAAGAAATAAGTAGGCTGTCTACTTGTTTCCATATAATTTCTTGTTTCCATCTATTAAGCATACGCTGTACTCTTGTATAGAGCACCATGATACTTCTCTTTTTCTCTGCAGGCATTGCCTTAAGTTCTTCTGCAGTGTAAAAGTTTAAACCATATAAAGCCTCAGCATATAGCCTTTCTTGTATAGGGTTAAATCCTACTTGTTCAATCTTTTGATACTTCACTGTACCATAAAGTTGAATTTGCTCAACACCAGTTGGTTCATACTTTATGAACTTATGTTTGTTGACATCTCCAAAAGATACAATTATACCTTTGGAGTTAGCGGATACTGTTTTGTGTGGATTGCGCATGATTGATAAGGATTGTGATTATGGAATGGAATAAAAATAGAGAGCCCATTTCTGAGCTCTCTATTGAGGCATTAACCTAACTCTGTCTCTTCAATTAAGACTCTACGTCCTAAGTCTCTAAGACTATTGCTTTTTAAAGAAGTAATCTCTTTCTGTGCTCTTTGTACTTCACGGATCTCATTCGTATTATCATGAGTAATTAACTCATCATATGCTTCCTGATTACTTGTGAAGAAAGTTTGACGATAAATTGGCTGATCGTCAATTGTACATACAACTCCTGTTTGTCCAGCAATCTTTAGATCTCTATCTGGATTCTCTGTGTTAAACGGAATAAGAGATTCTTTTACAATAATCTTACCTGAAAGCTCATGGCCTTCTACAAATCCAGCTTGTGCTAGATCTTCTACTTTACCTTTAATTAACGCTGAACGCTTAACGGGTTTTAACCAACCAGCTTCGCTAATCTGTGTTACTGATTGTTCAACGCGTACATAACCGTACTCTGGATTGTTCAAGGATACACCAATAACATTTCCATTTACATCTGCTGTTACTCTAACTTTACTTTGTTTCATTTGAACATTAATTTAACTTAAATAAAAAACCCCTAGATTTCTCTAGGGGTCATAACTTTTAATTTTTAACTCTAATCTTCTTCAGGTTTATAATCTATATCCATGTAACTAATCTTGTCTTCATTTGTTACATCTGTTAGATCAGATGGCATTTCAAGAAAATCATCATCATCGTCTTCATCAAATACAGGAGATTTTTTCTGAATAACTGAACCAAACCATGGATCTTCTAATGTATCACCATAGTTATATGCAATCAAATATTGAAGTTCTTCATCAGTCATTTCAAAGTACTGCTCCGTACTTATCTCAATTACCTTTCCATTAGGGAGTTGATAAAGCATTATGCTATTAATTAGTTTATTATAAAACTAATTAATATAGTATAATTTACAAATGCTGTATAAACAATCTATGGATAATAGAGCTATAAGCTATGACTCTTTAGACTTTTTATTTTGATTGTAAACTCTTTTTTTCCAATAAGCATTAGTTTTATTAATAACTTCTTGCCTTTCGTTAAGCTTATCGTTTAAAACCTCAATTTCATTTTCTAATTCTTTGACTTTCTTGTGGTTTGTAAACAAACCTTTTAACCAATTAATCATAATATACACTTTATTTAAGAAGTAAACTTTTTATACAGATCATTAAATCTACCATTACTGTTTGATATAGATGTTGATATATTCTCAAGTTCTACAAGTTCAATATTTTCTACTAAATCACCATTAGGTGAAACTGACATTCTAACTATTTCATAAGCATAGGCTTCAGATCCATCAACCATATCAATAGTAATAATTAAAATTTCTCTTTTAATAGGTATTTTTTTGTAGTCTTCAGGTTTATAATCATCTACTGGGATCTCACGAAGCCATGCTTCAGATGACCAACCAACAGCTTTTATGGTAAACTTTTGATTAACTTCAGCTGCTAATTTAGGAATTCCTTCATCAACAAACAACTGTTTGTTCTCATCAGAGTTTACTACTTCTTCAGGAAGAACTATTTGCAAAGCACATGGAGCATTAGTGTCTTTTAGATTGCCCATTATTGTAATAACAGGTTCTAAATTACCATTCTTTAGCAAAGTTTCTTTAGTACTTTCAATATAATAATCTTTAATTTCTTTAAATTCTTCTTTTGTCATAATAAATTATTTAGTCCCACCATTCTTCAGAACGTCTCTTAAGGATCTCATAGATAAGATTATTACATTTTTCTTGACGTATGTAGCCCATAAATAAAGAAATGGTTTCTTTATCATCTAAACGTGAATGTTTGCTATACTTTTTTAAGGCAGCTCGTTTAGCTCCTGGATATTTTGCAATGTATTCATCTAGATTTTCAGATTCTAAATCACCTAATATGTCTTCGCCAAGAACTACATACTCATATCGTTCCATATTATAATACTCTTCATGCTTGCGCTCTATAAGATTTAATACAACAGTCATCCAGTAATTATCCCTTTGCACATTAGTGTGCCTATTAGATGTCACTAAATATTCACGTTGATACTCTATCTTTTTTTGCAGAAGCTTAGTAATATAATAATCATCCCAATCTCTATCTTTATAGATAGTTGGTGCCCATCTTATAATATTCCATATTCCAATAAAGAATGATCTAATACGCCAATGTATAGTTCTTAAGATTTTATTTCTAAATCTGCCATGCTCCCATGCTGTTTTTTTAGATATGGGTAGTTTAGTATAATATTTCATCATCTAATTATTTAGATATAAATAAAAGAGTGATGAGAACCAAATCTCACCACCCTTAATTCGTTAGTTTTGAGGTCAGGCTTGGAATAATTTACCATTTGTTTATCCTGTTTTTGCTACTGTACGATAAGTAGCTTCCAATACGTCAAGTTTAACTAACTGCTCCTAGATGTCCGGTTTTATAATGGCTCTCTACAGTGCAATACTGAGAGGACATATCACGCAGTCGGTTTTATTAACTGCTGACTTCAATCTAGTAATGATATAAAAAGGTCTATCTCAGGGTTCCATAGTTCTTGTGTGACTAGACTTGTTCCGATCGTCTGTACTAAACAATTCTCTAAATTTCTTTAGATACTATGTGGTTCCTGATACTGCCCTGGCTAGTGTAGTTAATACGCCATGTAGCTCCTAAGATCAGACCTTTTATAATTAACTATTGCGTCAGATCAATGCGTGCGCGAGCATTTGTCTTACTTGATGTTAACACAATCAGTTAATGTCTTTATTTCAATATAATGGTCTTACGAGTTTTACCTTTACCCATATACTCCCTGGATATTATGCCCTTAGATTGAAGTGTTTCTATACTTCGTTTAATACTAGAAGGACTTGTACCACATTCATCTGCCATTCGGTAAACACTAACAATTAACTCATTAGATTGACTATTTGCAAACGTACACAAATATGCATACAAGCCTTTGTCCTTTAAAGACAACTCTGGGTCTCTCATTACTTCGCTAGAGACTTGACCAAAGCCCTTTATTAAACGTGGATTTATGCCTTTCATGTATCATGTGGTTGATGTCAGTGTACAACAAATCTACAAGGATAATTAGATTATACAAAAAATGTAGAGGGAGCCAAAGACTCCCCCAACATTAAACATAAACCCAATGTATCTATTTAAAGACATCCTTTAAGAAATCATCTATATCAAAATCTCCTGAGTTACCATTACCAAACTCTCTACTGAGTTGTTTTAGGTAGGTATCAAAGTTGTAATGTGAGGTTTTAACAATAGCTATTCTTTTAATAACTGAATTTACACTAAGATCATCAACACCTTCTTCATCGTCATTATCTTCTTTATTTCTAAGATCTTCTATAAGATTGATAATGCTAAGTTTTAGCTTATCTTCTTTAGTTTTCTCCTTAGAATTTAGATACTTATATCTACCATATGCTTCCATGGCTAGTTTTTGATATGACATAAAGTTAAGTAGAGTAAACTCATACTCTAAATGACTATCAATCATTCTTAAGCATCTTTGAAGATCTCCTGTAACGGTAGACATTTCTTTTGGTGCATCTTCTTCATCTTCAAATAGCTCTTCCCTTTGAAGAGCATTTGAAAATGATGAAAAGAAAATACGTTCTCTACACTTAGTTCTCATGTAGTCAGGAACTGTAAGAGCCTGATGAAATTGCTCTTTAGTATGGTCGAGTTCTCTTTCTTTTAATAGCATATTAGAAAGATTTTTCAAACTTTAATACTAAAGATGTACTTCCGTTATCAGTACGTAACTCAAAAGAGTTAATTGGGATGATAAACTCTCCATATTTAACAAGTGTGTCCTTATTAACTGTAAGTTTATCAACAGACTTGGTTAAATCTGTTTTAACTCTTTTCTTATACTTTCTAGTAACTCTGCCTAGTTGTTTGTAATTAGTTTTCTGCTTACGAACATAAGTGTAAACAGAATATGTAGTTCTAGACATTTCTGTTGCTAATTGCTTAGCTACTTGTGGATTGAATCTTAGTTCACCGCTGATATACGGCATAAGTTTACTGATTTCTTCATTATTGAAGAATTTGCTTGGTTTGGTTTTAGTAACCATTGTTTAAATTGTTTAGGATTAATAAATAAATTGTTACGCGTTTTCAATAAGAGGTAATAAATCAAGAGCTTCTTCATAACTATCAGCCCATATGCGATAATCTTTAATGATCCACATGGACTTACCAGTTTTGACATTAATTTCATCAGGTGGAGGACTCATAGGAATACCTTTAGTAGATTTTCCCCACATAGATTCATCATTAACTGTTGCTACAGGAAACCACACGTGACCTGCATGTACACCTTGCATTGTAGGTGTAACTATGTTGTTTCTAATTAGAAACTCAAGCATACCTTCGTTCTCAGAATAATCTTTAACAAGAACTTCGTTATCCTCTAGCAAAACATTAGGCATGTTTACTGTAGCAGTAGCATAAGGCATACCATCAGAAACATCAGTTAACTGTATTGCTGTTCTATCATTGTCATACTTTGATAGTTTTACAGACACATCATATGTATTACCGTGAGCATTTAATTTAAATGTTTTCATTTGAAATGAATTTAGGATGTTAATGGTTAGAACAGTTCCCCTTTGAAGTTATCGCCAGGGCCACCATCCATATTTCTTTACCAGATTATAATATATTCATGAACCTCTATAAAATGGTTCCACCAGATTGCAAGTGCAGTAACTATTAGTCCAAGTCCTACAACTATTCCTATTGTTTCTAATGCTTCAAGCTTTTTCATTTTTTTAATGAAATTGAGTATTTAAATGCAGCATCATCAATAGCCTTATAGATAGGTTCTTTAATTGACTTATCACTAAAGGCTAGTTCAAGTATTTTATATGCTTCTTTCTTTTTACAGTTATACACCAAGGTGATTACTTTAGTGTTCCATGGGATATCTACAAAGTACCCCCGCTTTCTTAAAGCTTTCTTTGCTTTCTTTTCAGTAATTTTTTTCATTTGATTTATTGATTGAGATGGATTTATTAATTATTATCCCTCTGCACTCAGTTGTAGCATAATGAGGTTTAAATGATATCTATGTAAAAGCCATTCTCTTCATACATAAATATCATCTCATTACGCTACAACTGCTCACCCTTGGGAGCTGATTAATTGACGCTGATTTAAGGGTACAGCCAAACCTTAAAATTAATCAGGTGGTTTCACATCTTAGCCTGCAACTACTATCTTGCTCTACATCGTACTAAGAAGTCTTTATATCCACGTGAGTTGTGGTGCATTATCCCTCTGCACTCAATTGTAATACATTCAAGAACTATGTAATGAACATAGACCATCCTTAGCTACGTCACACTCTGTACACAAGTGCTTTGGCCCATATGGATATTACAACTGCTCATCCTTGGGAAATGAGTTATGGTGCATTAAATAGTAGAGTTTCACTTCGCATTATATCTCTACTAAACCCCGCTTCTAGGGTTTCCCTCTGCGTTCAGTTGTAATTACTCACACTTGGGGTCTTATTTCCAGAGATGAGGATGCTTACGATCTCCTAGTATCTTATGACACTAGTTAGTTTATTACAACTGCCTGTTCTTGGGAAACAGGTTATGACGCATTAATTTGTATGTCCATCCTACATGCTTTCGCATGCATCACGGATGGATTAAGGCACTACGCGGCCACATACAGTTTATTAATACATATCGTGGTAAGGAGTATGATATGTAATTTGGTCTGAACCAGGTATATACTTTTCAAACGTTACATCCGTACTCCTAAAGATAGACTTGCCTGTATATTTGTAGACAAGTTTAACCAACCACATAGGATAATCCCATACTCTCCAACCATTATACATGTATTGTAGTTTGAGGAATAGTAAAGAATAAGTATCTCTAGTGGTAATCCATTCGTAACTAGTGTACGTTGACACTATGTAAGTAGTCTTTCTGAATATCTTCATGACGATCTAATTTGGTTTTAATGAGGTCAAATATGACCCCTCCTTAACATAGTAATAAGTATACTATATAGTATCTATGTTAAAGGGGTCAAATATGACCTCACTAGAAAACTTTATCAAAATACTGTTCATTGTGAACGTAGTATTCACGAGCCGGGAAACTAGCCATCCACCAACCTATAAATACAGAGTATCCTATGAACCAACCCGGAGTTTGGATAATAACACTGTAAGGATGAAAGAGTAAACCTATGGTGGATAGTAATAGGTAAAACAGAACGAATGCACCTACATAGATGCTGATAAGAATGATTGATTTCATATGTTTTTGAATGAGGATGGAAAACAAGCACGTAGTTTATGTAAAATGGCCCATCTTGCTTAAGGATTGGGTTGAAAACTGCCACTCTTACGAGCAGGCTAGAGATACCTTCTGTTGCCAGGCTGGTATTGAGCCCCGATCTTAATCAAATTCCTGCACTTATCCAGTTGGTTACGGCTTGTGACATGCTAATATTCCTTTGAGAAAGATTCTGTATCTCCTCAAGAGTCATAACATGTACGTCTCCGTATGTATAAATACCATGGTCAGGATTAGTAGTGTAGACATCTACAATACCATTATCACCATAGTACTCATCACAGAGTTCCTGAACAAAAAACTTATTGGTGTAAGTTTTATAGTTCAGAGAACCGTAACAACGTAAGCATGTAAGATAGAAAAATCCATCTTTATGCTCACGCAACTGGGAACGCAGGTTGAAGATCTTTTCCTCTAAGGATTGTATCTCCTGGATCAACTGTTCCATTTGTTTTAATAATGTACCTATATGTATGTATATAGGATTACAAGACTTTGCTCAGAGCGCTTGTTATACTGTTCACCACTGAGGGCTTATTGCAAATGTGACCCGTTACATACCACGTGCTGGTTAGGCTAAGTCTAATAGATAGCATGAACCACATACTAAATCCAACCACATCGTGCACAACGTGGTTAGTACGCAATTGTATTCATGAACATCTCTTTCTCTTTTTCCCACTGTTCTATGACTACTGAGATGACATCATTGATAGCAGACAACTCATCCTCACTTACGTCAGGATCATGTATTACTATGTTGCTAAATGATGTAAGACTAACCTCAAGACCTATAGAGGTAAGTCTTTTTATAATCTCAGGTGTTACACTGTGATTGTCTGGATGTATTTTGATTACATGCATAGTATATAGCCATATTATCCGCGGCAAACGGTTGGAAAAGTGAGGAACAAGACAAGATAAAGAATGTAAGGGAGGTGGTCCTACCCCCCTCACACTCAGTCTAATAACTAATTACAACCAGCACTTTCTGGTTTAATCCTGGCATAATTCTAGCCAATCTAAGTTTCAGGTTAATGAAACGTAGTTTAATGTATGCATACCAATTACGGAATACTTCCCAGGTAGCAAACATTAGTGTCTTAGATCTTTTCATGGGATCATAAGTTTAAATTGATGGATTAAACAAATTAAGTTTTTCCTTTACTACACCCAGTAGGGTTACAGGTTGACAAGTGCCCACCTGTCAACTCCTGTTATTACATACTCTCACACCTATTACGCTACTGCTATCACCTAGAGCGTAAGCCTGCTTTGTGCAGGTACATCGAATATGTAATAAAGGGAAGGCTCCCTAATTAAAGGGATGCCTTCGTGGTGAGAGGGCTAGTGCCGTCTCCGCTCGTGTTGACTAAACACGCATCTTCCAAGACTCCGTCAGGAATAAGGAAGGCCATCCGCCCGTCAGCGTCTATGTTCTGCTGGCAACGGAAAAACTCGCCATCACCTGTGAGGACGGAGAGTTTGTTGGTCTTAGCATTATGCACGATCTCTAGAGAGGAAGTACCGATTGCTTTCTTAAATTGTGCAATGCTAAGGAAGGTTACTGTTAAGGACTTTTTCATGATGCGAAAAGGTTTAAGTTTGTAAAATAATTTCAACTGCTGACCATAAGGGGGTAGGCGGCAGCTTCAGAAGAGGGTGGGGTTCCTTCACGGTGTATCCCTTACAACCTCTATTATAATAACTATGGGGGGTGTAAATTAGGTGGGTAAAAAAAATAAATTTTGCTTGGTTGAATTTTTATAAATAAATTTGTTAAGTTTAAACCTGATAACCTACTTATACTAATTATGATACACACATGTAATATACAT